CTCCAGCTTAGCGGGCTTGCCGTTGTGATCCAGCCACGCGCGCACTCGGAGCCTGTATTTCGAGTTCGGATGCTTGCGCTAACTGAGCCTGTCTTTGTTGTTCAGCCTCTTGCGCTAATTGAGCCTGTCTTGAGGCTTCTTGTTGTGCATAGACTTGCGCCTGAACATCTGGTGAAGAGATGTTGTATCGGCTTGGTGGTTGAATAGATGCAAATCGATCTGGTTCAAATTGCTGTGCAAAGTAATCAATTTCTGGGGTGGGTGTATATGCAGGTTGTGCAGGCGTAACATTCTCGTTATAGACTTGTTCCAGACCCATTCCCGCTGGTGCTACAGGCGGCTGGTATGCAGGCTGGTATGTAGGTTGTGGTGCGGGATTAAAAAACTCAGGCGTAAAACCAGAATCCAAAAACGACAAGCCACCGAAGTCATCTCCTGTGTCTTGAAAAGTCGCTCTGTATGATCTTTCGAGTGCCATTTGTATGTATTGGTTTGGGTATTCCTAAAGAGAATTACCCACAAATTGAGGTGTTTATGCCCCGTCGCCGTTGACGCCTAGAATCAACGAGAGAGCCCAATCTTGCCAGTTTTCAAACGCCGCGGGGTCTGGTACAGAGTATTTATCAAACACAGGATTAACGGCAACAGACTGCGCAACCTCGCGCCACCGGTCTTCAGGCAAAACAGAAAAAGACTGCTCCCCAAAGTAGTGGACCAGTTGCCCGTTCCAGTCTTCCCACGTGTTGTAGTCCGGCAAAAACTCAATGAGTTGCATTAGGGACGCTCGTCGCCAAGTTCGGCCGTGATCAGCACGCGACCCATTTCGTAGTCACCGTCAATTGTGTTACTTCTAAAGCGAAGATTGACTAGGCGGAATTCGGTACGCAGGTCAATCTTACCGTCGCTGTCTGTGTACACAAATGGGCCTCTCTCTTCTATTTCACCGTTAGCAAAGGGCCTGCCGACAACAGTCAACTCCATGTCCCCCACCTGCTTAAAATCCGGCTCAATACGCGTTAGGTGCATGCGCCTGTTAATGCCAATAGCCTCGTCTGATGCGGGCGTGCCGCCGACAAAACTAATGTCACAGGTTTCAACAAACGCGTCAACTGCAAACTCTTCTACGTCTGTAACTTTGTTCTTGCCAAACTCTTGTTCCCAAATAACGTATCCCCCGGTTGCCTGCGTCATGGTGCTACCAGCAACCACACCAGCGGCCACGGTGTCGGCAAACGTAATGGTGGTATATCCGCCAGAAGAGTTTTCAGTAAACACCGCCGCGGTGATCTGGTTGGCAGACATGAACGTTGGGTCCAGTGTCTGGTTAAAAACCATGAACGAGCCTGCGGGGTTGGTTGTCAAATCACCCGGCGCAATAACCTGATAGGCCGTTGTGACCGGCGCTGTTGCGCGGTTAGGGCCGTACGTTAAAGTGTAGTTAATACCAAGGCGGCCACTGAACTGCCAGTCCGCCCAAATGGGTCTTGGGAACACCTCGGTCACGTAGCCGCAAGACCTGCGTGCGCCCTCTGCCTCACCCGCGTCGTACCAGAGTTGGTCTTTAACGTTGTAGATAATACAGTCTGTGCACTCTGTTGCAGTGCCACGTGGGTAGAAGAACCAAATCTCGTTGTAGCGAGGAATCTTGGTTGCCCACACCTTTTGGCGCTGTGCAAAGTTAATGTTGTCAAACAGATAGTTAACGTTCTTGTCGTTAGGTAGTACCTTTACAGAGCCGTTGTACAGATAGAACCGGTCAACACCCATCCAAAAATAAACGCCGTCCATCTCGACAACCGAGCTAGAAGACATGATAGAGATCTGGCTTGCAACAATGTCGTAGCGCCAGTAGTATGGGGTTGTTGCCGTGAAGGAAGCGCGTACCAAAGAGTCTGTGGCCCAGAACAGGCCAGAGGGGGACGCGGTACCGCCGCGCACAGGGAAGCCCTTAACAATCTTGCCCGCCGCCACGTTCACGTCGTTGGCCAGCGTGCCGTTCCAGTCGTTGAAGGTTTGTACCGAGGCCGTGCCAGAGGTGAAAGACACGTTGTTGTTGCGCAGGCCGCCGTAGTTGCTGTACACAAAAATAAACGGGTGCAACACCACCACACCACCACTGGCGTTAATCGGTAGGTACGTGGGTGTTGTACCGCCCGAGTCCACAACTTGGGTCAGCACGTACCTGCCGGTTGTGGGGTCTGGTAAGAAGTCACCCGCGTACAGTGACGTCAAAACGTCAGAGTCGATGTTTACTAGGTTGCGCCCGGGGTGTGCAAGCAGTTTAGAATTACCCGCGCCAGAGGAGTCAAACGCCACGTCAAACTGCCAGAGGTACTGCGTGTTAGACGCGAGGCCGTTGTTAAGGTATATCTCAAACGGCGCGGTGCCAGACAGGCCCGTGGACGAAGACACCACAACGGTTGTCCTGTTGGTGCCAGAGTTGTATGTTGGTACTGCACTGACCGTGTAGTTGGTGCGCACACCCGACGTGTTGTATGCCCAAAAAACAGTTGCGTTTGCAAGTGTTGTTGTTTGGTCCCCAAACACTGTAAGTGTGTTGGTGCCAAGGTTGATTGCTGTGACAACGTAGGTGCTGTTGAATTCAACAGGGAAGGGGCCCACGCCCACACCTTGGTCGGTGCCGGTGTTAAAGACCTCAATGCCTTTGTAGTTGCCGGCGTAGATGTAGTTAACGCCGTTCTGTGTGTTGGTTATTAACCCACGCGGAACGCCCGTTGGGGAGGCAAACATTTGGCGGTAGCCACCAATCTTTTTAGCCTTGCCGCGCTGAAAGCGCGTCCACATACCGTCACTAAACTCGTCGGTTTCAAACAGCGTGCCGTCCCGCTTGATGCCGGGCTTGACAAAAAGCGTAAAGATTTTAGACGGCTCTTGACCCCCCGCCATCAGAACGCCCCACCAGATATTAGGTCAGCCTGAACGCGGCCCACAAAGGTGGTGATAAAGTTACCAGTGCCACCCGTGCCGTCCATGGTTGCGATGTTGGTGCCAGCCACAGAAAAACCAAGCTGTGAGTTGTTGGGTGAGTACATGCCCGTCACGGGGTCCAAAGCAAAGGTAAACGCAGGGGACGCCGCGGTGCCGCGGTTCACAATCAACTGGCCGATGTTAGACTGGATCAACGGGTAGATGTTGGTGCCGTCACTGAGCACAATCGCCTGTGAGTTGTTGGTCAGGCTAAAAGGGGCCTGCGCGCTTCCTTGCACTTGGAAGTTAATGTTGTAGCCACTTTGGTTGGTGTCATTAAGCAGGTAGTACACCTGCGTCACGGCGGGCAACTGAACCAAGAGACTGGTTGTGCGCGAACCACTTAACGCCGTAAAGCGTTGGATCAACGGCGTGTTGGTGATCAGGCTTAGTGTTGCGCCGGCCACAGTGTCCACGTCGTACGTGGCAGACGAGAACGTCAAACTGTTGGGGCGGCCACGGCCCACGGTAAAGAAGTCTTGTTTGGCCGGGTCTCTGTTTATACAAATAAAGCAAGAGTCACCAAGCGGCAGGGTAATTGTAGACAGGCTGTCAATGGTCGAGCCAACAGCGCTTGTTGCTATTGTGAGCGCGCCGGTGCCGTTGTTGCGCACCAGAATAAACCAACCCTCTGATAAGTTAGACACCGCTGGCAGGGTCCACGTGCTGGCGCCGCCGGTCCACACAAAACAAGAGCCGCGGGAGGCCGCGTTAATTGTTGGTACTGAAACGTACTCGTTGGTAATGAACGCAGACTCTAGCTTGCCTAAAAGGGCCACGGTGCTGACCCCGGCGAGCGAGGCGGCGTCTGCTGTGGACGTGCCTGTTCCAAACGCTATAACGGCCCACACGCCTGCCTGTGTGGTGTTGCTTGTGATGTAGGTGTACTGCGCCGCGCCAGAGGCCACAGTAAACGAGCCTGTGCCACCAAAACGCTGTACTGTGAACGAGTTAGCGCCGGTGTTGCGGATCAGAATGTCTTGGCCAACAGAGGCCTGTGTGGCGTCAGGCAGGACAAGAATAGAGCCCGCGGTGGCCTGTATGTCCATGATGCGCGCGGCAACCTGCTGGCCCGCGTTGACGTACTGTGGCCAGTACAGTTGCAGTGTGCCAGTCAACGCAACGCCAGCGTAGCTGACGTCTGTTGGTTGGATGACGTTGCCTGTAAAGGGGGATGTGTATGTTGTCATTAAGGTTCCTGTCTGACGGCGTTGCGGTCAACCATGCGGCGTTGGTCCTCACCCTTGAGCGCGGCGATTGCGGCGTCGTAGTACCCTTTCCATACGGCCAGTTTATCCGTGTTCTTTAGGTACCCTTGGGTTTGTAATAACGTGCCAAACAACAAGGCCTGTGGGGCCTCGCGTGTTAATAAATTCTCTTGGTTCTCAATGTCTAGCGGCTGAATGCGGCTGTAGTAAATCATTTGAACCGTGTAGTCGTCGTTTGGAATTGGCGCAACAGCCCAGTGGTCGTAGTCGTAGTCGCCGTAGTACAAGGGCTGGCCTGTGGGTGACTCTGACTGGAACTGCGTGACGTAGTCCATGGACCTGTTCAATATTGGCTGTCCGTTAACTTTCATGCTGACTGTTTTGCGCCAACGCACGGGCTTTTGCAAAACGGGGTCGTTCACCGTGAGCGTGGTGTTGACCACGTTCAACTGCATAAGGGTTTTGATCTCCGCGGCAATACTCTGCTCAGTGAGCATAATAAGGCGCGGGATCTGTTCCACAAACGACGCGTCATTACGCTCGCAGTATCTTTTGACATCCTCCACGAGGCTGTCATACGTCATCGTTTGTGCGGTCATCTATTTACTCTTTCTCAGGCTCTACTTCCAAAGAGTCTTTCAACATTTTGAAAAACGCCTCTCTGCCAACTTGCAACTGATCCACGTTGAATCTTGCTGAGTCTAGTTTACGATCCAAGTCGGCAACATGGTTGAGCAACATCTGTTGTTGCTGTGTCATGTCTTCAAACTTGTACTCTACACCGTCGATTGTCACAGGGGTCTTTTCATTTTTTCCCATGATGTTTCCTTTTAATGCGCCACCAAGGTCGGGTGGTGGCTTCCCGTTAAATTAGGGTGTTGTTGCCCAAGGCAATGGTGGTTGCACGATTGGTGGGTCAATTTGATCGGCGACCTGCGCTTGCACAATTGCCTCTTGAACCGCTTGGTCAACGCCGTTTGCGTAGCACCAGCCTAGAACCTGACTTTGCGTAAGCTGGTCGTAAGGTGTGAATGAGCCTTCAGGCATCGGGAATGACGCCGTACCGTAGGCCGAGCCAATGTAAGTCTTCTCGTCAAGGCCAGTGCCGACGGTTTGAACGCCGTTACAGCGCCATCCGGCAGTGATAACCACATCAGTGTATGAACCCTCGGTGGGTCTGCACTGCATGTATTCGATAGACCAAGTAATAGTTACGGACATGATGATTTCCTTTCAATTGAAAAATTAACCGATTCGCTGAACAACGCTTTTGACGGCTATGCCTGAACCAACGTGTAAGAAAAGTT